CCATGCTTTAAGTAACTGAATGATCTGATCCTCATCCTTCATCTTTATACAACAGTGAGCGATGCCTAGTTTATCTGCTCTCTTAGCAGCACCACATTCTTTTTTATTGTGTATCATCAACACAACCTGATCTTGATTACAAACTCTAACTATATTCTCAAAGTTTGAACCGTTGCCTGAACATAGTACTGCTAAACGCATACAACCTCCCCAATAATGTGTGACTTAAATCCATGTCCATCAATCATTACTTGAGCATCTTTTGTTACCTCTTCAGGAACTACTAAACAATAACCTATACCTAAATTAAAGGTAGTCTTCATCTCTTCTTCTGGTATCTCACCAGCAAGCATAACCTTACTAAAAATCTCTGGTAAATTCCAAGAATTATAATCAACATGTGCTTCCAGACCATCTGGAATACACCGTGGTAGGTTACCAGGAATTCCACCACCTGTTATGTGTGCCATACCTAGAATTGGTATGTGTTCTAAAAGATACTGTACTAATGGTGCATAGATTCTAGTAGGAGTAATTAACTCAGGAGTATCTGCCCACATGATCTTATGTCTCCATAACATATCATTGATAAGACTGTACCCATTACTATGCAACCCACTACTTTCTATACCAATAATTAAATCACCTTCTTTGATAAGACTACCATCAATTATCTCACTCTTCTCTACAATACCAGTACAAAATCCTGCAAGATCAATATCACTAGCAAACCTACCATGTTCAGCAGTCTCTCCACCTAAGAGTTCACAACATGCTAACTCACATCCCTTAAGAATACCATCCATTATATCATCTAATCTATCATCTAACTTTTTAGTAGAGATATAATCTAAGAAGTGTAATGGTTTAGCACCACATGTAATCACATCGTTGACACACATAGCAACAAGATCTATACCAATGGTTGTATAATCGTTGGCAACTCTTGCAATATTAATCTTAGTACCCACACCATCAGTACCAGATACTAAAACAGGTTCCTCATATCCACGGGGAACCTGCATCATACCATTGAATCCACCAATGGAGGGTGCTTTTAATTTGAGTCTGTCTACAAAAGCATTACCTGCTTGAATGTCTACGCCAGAATCCTTGTAATTCATTGAGTCCAATCTTCATAAGGTGGTTCATCTTCTCCAACAATATGTTGGAAGTGTTTAGTATCAAAGTATGATGGTGGTAGAGGTTTAACATCATCATATGCTCCCTCTAACCTCTTCTTATGTTCTCGTTCATCTAAGACTTCATTAATAAGGATCTTCATCTCCTTAACATACATCTCAGTGAATAACCTACGAGGTGTAACAGTAGCCTTAGGTAGGTCTCTGTGCTGTTCATCTAGTGGTCTACCCTTGTAATTAGGATCAGCAGGACCACTCATCCCTTGAGTGTCAATCTTCATCTAAATCGCCACCGTATTCTTCGAGGAGTTTACTTACCCTCTCCTCTTTACCCTCCATAAGTTTTACTTCATAGAGAGTAGACTTCATATACTTTTTAATCTTTTTGTAATCCTTCAGAAGTTTTTGAACTTCATCATCGTTGATTACTACAGTTGCTTTACTAGGTCCTTCTCCCCCAAATCCTGCTGCCATTACTCTTTCCTCTTTCTTTTAGGTTTCTTTGGTTCTTGTCCAGCAGGATACCAGAACTTAGGATTCTGCAAACCTCCTGCTTGTTTAAATGTCACAAAATCTTTTTTATATTTGTCATAGTAATGATCAAATAAATCCACTTCTTTATTTGCTATCGCAAGATCATATACTTCTTTACCTTCAAGTTTATATGTCACTAAGTATGCAGTGTAAGGTAATTTCTTATCTTCTCCTGCACTTTTTTGACAATTCTCATGTAGAACGGTAACGCTCATGAACGTCCACCCCATGTGATGTCTGGGTATGCAGTCTGCACATTACTTAAAGTAATTTTATATCTCTTCTGAAGTTGATGATCCTTAACTAGAGTCATGATCTCTGCCTCTCTAGGGTGAAGACCCTCAAGCATCTGAATAAACATTGTCTCTCTACGAAGACCTGACAGACCTGGATTACCACCTTGCAAATAATTATAGAAGTTTTGATACTCCTTACGAATTGAGGTGTGCTTATTCCTTACTGCTTCATCAGGCATATAATTATCATTCGCTGCCTTATTCATTGTTGATGATAAGGTATCATCGAATGGTGTCTGCTCATCTGGTTTAGAATAAGGAACTTCTCCTTCAGGAAGTACAGACTTACATGTGTCATCAAAATTCCAAATAAGAATAGTGACTAATGGATCACATCTATACTTCTGAAGAACCTCTGCCTTCAACTTAGTATTCCTTTGCTTAGATGCTAAGTCTAGAATCTCATGCATGAATGGATTCGGTTGCAACTCAGGAAGATCATCAATAGTTTTAGTCTTCTTCGTCGTTGTCTTCTGTGGTGTCATAATTTTCAAATCGAACTGCTACAATTTCATCAGGAACCAAATTACCATTCTCATCTAACATCTCAGGGTGAGTCCACATATACTGAGGGGTGGTTTCATAAGAATGCTGTCTTGCCATCCATCCTATCATACCTCCTACTAAGAGTGCAAGTAAGGACACTGTTGTAGTTAGTGTCAAAGTTACTATGGTCATTTCCATGTGCCTTCTCCGAGAATTACTTTGTTTTTTTGATGTCAATACTGAACTCAAATTGCAAACGTATCTCTCGTTTCCAGAGAGAGACAACTTTGCCAAACATTATCTGAAATGTTTTAGGTTTACGTTGATTCCCCCTCCTGTTACGGTGACGTAACATTAACTCGAACCCCTTGTTAATCTCAACAGGTTCCTTCTTAGTTTTATTTAGAGACTTTTCCTCTCCATCTTGTCCTTCTGTCATAGTAATTGTTTAGTCTCATAGAACCAAAGATAATCTAACTCAGAACTACAGAGAGTAATGATGGCTTGTTCAGGTGTTTCAATCAGTGGTTCACCAGCAAGATTAAAACTCGTGTTAAGTAATATGCCGTGACCACTGAGTTGTTTAAATTCTAACAAGAGATCATAAAGATGTCCAGTACTTACTGTCTGTACTCTACATGTTTTATCTACATGTGTTACGCCAGGAATTAAATCGGTCTTAACTGGGAAGCACACTGTCATGTATGGATTAGGTATGACATCATCAAAATATAGATGAGCATCCTCCTCCAATACTATGGCAGCGAATGGTCTATACCATTCTCGCTTCTTAATTCTATTTACAATGTCTCTAGCGTCAGGATTAAGAGCATTGAATAAGATAGATCTATTACCTAGAGCACGTTGTCCTGACTCTGCATGACCATTAAAAACTGCTACTGACTTATTCATATACAATAAACGAGCAATGTCATTTGACTCAGCATAATCTCCATCAATTAAATCAGTCTTATGAATGATGCCATGATGTGCTGTAGTAGTTATCGGTTTAACCGTCATATCTTGAGTGAGTTTCCTGTAGGCATACATGGCAGCACCTATAGAGTTACCACCATCATCACATAAAGGTTCAAAGTAGAACTCAACATCTGGGAATCTCTTTATGAGTTGATAGTTGGTAAGAATATTCATTGCATACCCACCACTAAGACAAACCTTATTTACACCTGTCTTCTTAACATACTTGTCAACTAATTCACAAACTCGTTCTTGACAATGCCATTGTACCTCACAACAATAGTCTGCAAACTTTTTATAGTTGTCTTTAGTGATGTCAATATGATACCTATCTCTCTCACCCATCATTACATCCTTAAAGTCTGGGCACTCTTGAAAATAATTATTAACACGGTCAAGTGTGAATTTAATCTCCCAAATCCTCTCACCATATGATGACAACCCCATTGCTTTACCACAGTCATCAATCGTCTGACCAATTGCTAACGCAGCACTGTTGTATAGATTACCAATGTTAGGATCGTCTATAACATTCTCACTAGTCCAGTTCTTTTTATACACTGGAGTAAACTTACATGGATAACCTGCATAGTAAATACTCTCACCCTCATACTCATCATCACCAACTACTCCACCACAAGCATCAACTACTACAACCAATGCTTTATCAAACCCACTGTTATAAAAAGCAAGTGAAGCATGATGTAAATGATGTACAGATTCTTTTGTCTCTATAAACTTAACTCTTGGATTGACCTTACGTATCAACGCTCTCTTCTCATCCTCATCATAGTTAGTACTAAGAATAATATAATCTGGATCAGAATCTAATATCATCTGATAGATATGTTCTATCCCATTGTCATGTTTCTTCCTACTATATCTCTCTTCCCTAAAATAATTCTTGACAACACCATCCTCTAACACCACAGCAGATGCTTCATGACCAGAGAATAACGCTACAACTTTCATACTAAATATGTTATACTTGATTTAAATAAGAGCTTGAAATGAGTGTAAAGGATACTTTATTTAAATGTTTGGAGTATGGTACGTCCCAGTACTCAAACTATGATCTTACTGAATTACCTCTACCAGAAGGGATAGACCCAGAGATAGTTGGTGAGGGGACGACTATCAAATCTTATGTATGGAAGAGTGGTTGGTTAAGAAAAATAAGACTGTGTGAACTAAACTTAAAAGACAAATTCGTTGCAGAATCATTAGTTATATACCCAGATATTGCATTAATAAACCCCATCTTTGGAACAGAGTTTGTAAATGCTGGTAGCAAAAGATTCTTTGGCACTGTAGACTTCCATCCCCTACGGAATGATTACTTCTATGCTGATAATTATATCAATAAATGGTTAGGAGATCAACCCAATAGGACTAAAAACAAATCTAATATCTACGATCTTAATAAATTCTTTTCTAAAAAACTCTGGATTAAATCTGATACAACAGACTTCTATGAAGAATACTTAGAGAAGTTAGAATTATATCTTATTAGATACCTAAAAATGATGGCACACCCCAGTCGTGAGATGGGGGTTAAGTTACAGACTCAGTACGACAAGCATCTAGCAGGTACTGATCCCGCTTATGGTATTTTAAAAACTTATTATGACAAAGAATTCGCAGAGAAATATATTAATACATTCCTCTTTGATTTTGCTAAGAAATAATACTATTCTCTTTTAAATATTTCGCAGTATCTCTACACCCACCTAATTTTTTTCCATCCATAACAACTTGAGGGAAGGTAGATCCTTCACCAAACTCTCCATAGAATGAGTCTTTATCAAAGTGTTGTCCTAATTTGTAGGTAACATATCTCAGGTTAGATATTTTTAGTACCTGTTCTATCTTCTCACAATAAGGACAACCATCTTTAGTATAAACAGCAAAGTTCATGGACATATCTTAGGTTTAAAAATGTATTTAGATATACATTATACCTTAGATGTTCATTAATATCCAACCATCAGTGTCATCAATAAACATTATCTCGAAAGCCGCACCTTCAGTAGATACTGTCATGTCTGCAGCGTCTCCCATAATTGGTTTACCATTCCTACCAATAGTTAATGCATTAGAATCAAAGTTCCTCTTGTAATCTACAATCTTAATTCTATCTCCTTGAGCTGGAGATGCAGGTAAAGTAAGAGTAAATGCTCCACCAGTTGCTGTATCACACAATGCTGTTGTCCATGATTTAATAGTAGTATTACTACTTATTGTCTGAAGATACGTATCAGAACCCCAAAGAGGTACGTTCCTATTAAGAGACTTATTAAACCATACTAATTGATCACTAGCAGAATCATATGATAATTGAGATAAAGTTGTTGTACCAATCCCTACCTCACCTTTAATTATTAGGTCTCCATCAGCAGCAAGGTCACCGTATGCCATGACTGCTGTGTTAGCAGCACCAATGATTGCTTGAGTTGTAGTAGCAGCAAAACCAACACCAATAGTTGCTATACCAGTAGTACCATTACTTAAATCAATCTGATTACCTCTAAGTGTATCAGCATAATATACATACCTCCACTTCTTAGAGTCTTGACCTAAGTCAAAGGAGTTAGCAACACCTGGAGTAATGTTTGAGTTAACGTTAGCATCAAGAACAACTGCGTTCTCTGTACCAACACCAGTGTTTACAGTACCACCTTGGAAGGTTACAGTACCAGCAAAGGTAGATACACCAACAGTTTGTACATTACCTTGTACTAAGAGATCATCTGTAACCTCTACCTTAGATAACTGTGTCTCACCTATAACATTAAGTGCTTTAGATCCTGGATCGGTAATACCAATCCCCATATTCTCCTTAATGTAAGCATTGTTTGCGGATACAGTAGATCCAATACCTACAGAACCAAAGAAGTGTGTATACTCTACAAACTTACCAGTAAGAACAAAGTTAACTGGACCATAACTTCTCTCAAGTCCTTGAGTTAATGAACTCTGGAATGAGTGAGCAGTAATGTTAGACTGAGGTGCTCCTGCTCCAGTTCCATTAACTTTTAAAACTTGTACAGCAAAAGAATCTGTATGTATATCTTGAATCTTCAACCACTTACCACTTATAGGATCAGTTGGTCTAGGATATGAGTGGTCGCTTAAGTAATTATCTTGAGCACATCTAAATGTTATTGCTCCATCCTTAAATCTAACATGATCCTTCTCAGTAAATCCATGCTCTCTAATAGTAACAGTCATGATACCTACAACAGGATCATAGATTGCATTACTAATAGTATGTGGTGTTATATTAGAATCAGCATTAGACCTAATATACATTAAGTCATTAGGTTTACCTGTAATATCACTACGAACATGAGTGTTCTTCCTCATGACTTCATAGTTATACTCAAGATAATCAGTAGAAGTAGTACCAAGACCAACCCTTACCTTTGAATCATAGGTTGCTTTGTTACATACAAATAGATTACCTTTAAAGTTTTTACCTGCAGGGAATGTGTGTAGAAGATCACTTAGATTAGGATCGCTTGAATAACCTTGTGCTATGATTCCTGCTTGCTGTTTGTCGGGACTTGACTCTCCAACAAAAGTAAATGCTGAATTAGTATCAGTAGAACGAACTATTACACTCTGTCCGTCAGCAATATAAACACTCTCCGATTCAAAATATTCACCTGATGGTATCTCTTCTTCAAAAACAACATACCCATTCGTATTAAATAATTCTAATCCACCAGTAGAGAGTCCAACTCTGACTCGTATACTAGCAGCAGTTTGATTGGTACAAGAGACTCTGCCCTCTACCAATTGACCAGCAGGTGCAGTATATAATAGTGTACTTTTTTTCGCCAAAGTTGGCCTTACATTTGCTAATGATCCAAAAGACATTGGCTATATCCTATCGTATAATTTGCAGTAAAACTATTTATGTGTTAGAATATTGGCAAAATGCCTAAATAATATTTAAAAAATGATTATAGTTACTGGGACTAACGGATTCATCGGTAGGCACATCCTCAATACATTACAAGATAAAGGTGAGGATGTAGTGGAAGTTGATCAACAAGGAGCATGGTATTTTAAAGGTACTTTTGGTAATGATCCAAAGAACTGGGAGAAGGTAGACTTAATAATACATCAAGGAGCGATAACAAGTACAACACATACAAACCTTAAAGAATTATTCCATTGGAACATAGACTATAGTACATGGTTGTTTGGAGAAGCAATCAAACATGAGATCCCTGTCCTGTATGCGTCATCAGCATCTGTCTATGGACATACATCTGACACAATCAATCCACTAAACTACTATGCACTATCTAAAGCAACTGTAGACTATTGGATTCAAGATCATATAGATGATTTTAAATTAATACAAGCGTTTAGATACTATAATGTATATGGAACTGGTGAAGACCATAAAGGGGATCAAGCAAGTCCAGTAACTAAATTTGCAAAACAAATAAAAGAAACTGGTAAACTAAAACTCTTTGAAGGTTCTGATAAATTCCTAAGAGACTTTGTATGCATAGATGATGTAGTAAATCTTGTTCTTGAGAACGATAAAGAAGAGTCTGGATTCTATGATTTAGGTACAAGTAACCCAGTAAGTTTTGCACAAGTTGCTCAATGGGTGGTTGATAAGTATGGTGGAGAGATAGAAGAAGTTCCATTCCCCGAACATCTAAAAGGAAAGTATCAAGAATATACCTGTGCTAAAAAAGAATGGGGTGATTATAAATTTAAAACTATCCCTGAATATCTTGAGGGATTACCTGTAAATTAAAACTTAAAGTCCGTCTCTCTGAGTCGGACTTTGTTTTGTTAACCCAATGTAGTAATGAGTTAGGGAACATAAATGTTTTACCTACCTCTTGCTCTGGTCTATGATGTTCATTGTTCCAGATGAAATCTAAACTATGAAGATCATACCAATCAGAATCATCAGGTAACATTAGTATAGTTATCCCTGAGACATTACCTTTATGATCATGTGGTGGAGTAAAGTCTCCTTTAAAATATCTATTAGCCCATACGTCAACATATAATTCACTAAAACTTGCAGGTTCATACTGCACATTAGCACTGTTTATATTCCAACTCTTTAAGTACTCAGGTATAACCTCTCCAATAAATGAAGTGAACCCTGAATCATTAACCTGCTCCTCAGTAAAATATACAATCTCAAAATCTCTATCCAATAAGTTTGGAAGATCCTGTTGATGTGTACTATCAACAATAGAATTTAATTCTTTTAATATCTTATCAGGACACATACACTCAAGTATAGATGGCCCAAAAGGATTAGTTAAATTCATGTACCAAGATTTAAAAATGATGTAATGATATACTTATCTTCTGATAAAGGAACAGTACCCTCATGTCTAAAGAGATAGTTACATGGGAAGATTATTAACTTACCTGCCTCTGGTTTAACCTTAAGTTTATAATCCTTGAAGTCAGTTGAACCACCTTCATCTACTGTATTTAAATAGAGAATGATGCCAAAGACTCTGGTTGCATTTGGCCCTGCACATTGATCAACATGATCTAAAAACTTTCCTTGACCTTTATAATATATCCTAATAGAATAATCACTAAAAGACATTGGTTGTCCTTGGGGTGTAGGAAGTGTCTTTGAATATTCTCTCCACCCATTAATCATAACCTCTGTCATAAAGTCTGATATAGGATCATCAGGACTTGGGTACGCTTGTATAGTATTCTTTTTATCTAAATCTACATGAAGTTTTGCATCATCAATTGAATTATCTCCACCATATGTCTGTCCCTGTTCATGTAGATCTTCATTATTCCAAAACCATTCTATACAACTAGCACACTGAGATGTACTTATTGCTTTTGGTTTTATCCATATTAAATCCTTAAAGGTAAGGTGTTCAGCAACTTCTTTAGTCATCAATCACCTTTAAAAATTCTATGTGAATCTTCATCAAAATGTTGAGTAGAAAATTCAAATAATTCTGATGCTTCTAAGGCATACATTTGATGTCTCATCTTCCTTGGAACATGGAACTTATCTCCTGGTTCAAGTATCTTACTAAATGATTCCTGTAAATCATCAGTCTGTCCATAAAATAAATGTATTCTACCAGACTGAAGATAGAATGTCTCGTCTTTTAATAAATGATAATGCCATGAACATCTCTTACCTTTATTAAAATATAAAATCTTACCACAATACTCTGGACAATTTACAATCCATTTCTCATTACCCCAACCCTTCTCAACGTATTTAATTTGTGAAAAAGGCATTGTCGCTGACTCCTTTGTCATCTATAAAGTGATCTGCATGTGGTTTACCCATGATTAACTCATGGTATTTACAACCCCAGATACTTAACTGCATCTTGGTGAGTGGTTGTAGTAATTCTTCCGCAACTTTTGCTGCTTCTGCATGGGGTTTAGTTTTATTCCTACCCATTGCACGAGCAGTCATGTATATAATGTAGTGACCCTCATCATATAATTTATTCACTGCTTCTATCCTATCCTTCTTAGGAGTAGCACCTTCATACTGGCATGTTCCACACCCCTCACCAGGTGTACAAATAGTACCATCAATATCAAAACAATATCGTGCCATGTTATTCTTTACCTAGGTATAGTGTCTTCAATGGATGTCTAGATGTAGATTTGGTTGCAGAATAATAATCAATCTTTGCGAGTCCAATAGATACTCCAGCATCAGTAGATATGGGTTCAACATATAGTTTAACATCTTCTGGAAGATGTTTCAAGTACTCATAGTTTGCTACACAATTCAAAGCACATCCACCAGTTAATACTAAATTCTTCTCACCTGTAACATCTAATGTCTTTAGTATTAAGGCAGTCATATATGTTTCAAAATCTTTTTGTACTCTGTACGCAAGATTAGCAAACCTTTGTTTCATATCCTTACTATCTATATCAATAAATTCATCTATATCCTTCGGGTATCTCACATAATCATATGGTATGAAGGTCAAACCAAATCTACTACGATAAAATAAATCAGTAACAGGAGTACCATCATCATGAAGAAAAGATTTTATGTTAGGATCTTCTTTACCGTAAGAAGATAGACCCATCAATTTACCAGAACCAAAATCTCCAAACCCAAAGTAATTAGACATTGCTTGATAGATCATACCAATACCAAAAGATAAAGGCATCTTATCAGCTTCAAGAAATGTTGGAGTAATATTAGTAGAATGTTTTTTAAATATAGTTGGATAACAACAGGTGTAAATAGTCTCTACTTCCTGCACATCATCTTTATCAGAAATAGGATTGCCCATACCATCTACAACAAGTACAGCAGCTCTTGGGAATCCAGAATTATAAAAACCACATGCAGCATGAAAATCATGGTGCTGTAGGTAAAATTCATATTGAATTACTTCTTTATAAACTAACCCTGCTGCAATCTCACTTGTATATTTTTTAACTGCCTGAGTACAAAAACTATCAGCATCATTTTTAAACTTATCTTTATTATGAGGTTCATACAACCCAGATATCTGTAACTTGTTATCAATACTATTGATATCCATATTCAATAGAGCTAGAGATGGAAAACTATCATGCTTTACTCTACTAAATCTCTCCTCCTCAGCGAACCAATCAATGCTACCATTAGTTACCTGACATACTGAAGAGTCGTGTGTTAAATTAACACCTATATAAGACTTACTTTTTCTCACAATGATTCTATATCCTCTGGTGTTAAAGTATAACAACCATAATTCTGTACTGCAATAGCAGATGCTTTATTAGCAACCTTAATTGATGCTTCCATGTCATGTTCTTTTAAAAACTCAGCACATAATGCTGCAAGGAATGTATCACCAGCACCTACCACATCAAATACATTTACATTCTCACTAGGATATAACTTATCCATATACCATGCACCATGACCTCCAGCAGTTGTAATTAAATTCTGCTTTGCAGGATGTACCCTTAAAGTAGATGCTTCTCTCTGATTTATTTTAAAGATAACATTCTGTGCTGAGAATAAATCCTTCTTCTTAGTATCAATAAAAACTGGACCTTTAAAATTCTCACAAAAAGTTATAAGATCTTCTATCCTAACAAACCCTTTATCATAATCAGATATAACTATAGCATCAAACTGTGATGTTAAAAATGCCATCTTAACTTCAGCAGGTTTTATTGGATCAACATTATCATCCTCATCAATCCTAACCAACTGTTGCTTACTAGCACTATCAAGTACTCTCTTCTTCTTTATTAACTTCTTATTAGTAATATGAGTTACATGAACTCCAAATGCTTGTAGATTCCTCTTAACATTCTCAGACATACCAAGAGCAGTAAGAGTCTCCTCATGTTTTACAACAGGAACTGGTGCTTCTGGACTTATTCTATCAACACTACCAAAGATATAACTATCTTCACATGTCTCGCCTATCAATAATACTTTGTACTGTTTTTGTTGTTGCATAATCACTAACCCTATCAAAGAATACTAACTTAGCAGCAGACATAGACCCTATTACAGACTTATTCTTCCAATCAGATCCAACAACCATGACATGAGGTTTTATAAACTCAACCATTGCTGCTAACTGAGTGTCACTATCAAAGACTGCTACTCTATGCACTGACTTTAGATTTTCAAGAAAGAATTTTCTATCATCCACATTATATATGGGACGAGAAGCACCCTTCATCTCAGCAACCCTTCGGTCACTATCAATACCAACATATACTCTATCACCTAATGACTTAGCATAGTTAAGTAATTCAATATGCCCACGATGAAGTAAGTCAAATGTTCCATTGACAAATACTTTAGTAGATGGACTGTAAAATTGTCTACCAATACTCATGAGTATACATTAAGGGTATCTTGTTGTGATAACATAAAACTAAAGATCCATAACACACGATGCTTATCACCAATGATTTCATCTACTGCATGCTCTGCTTGAGATACAATATACATTAGTAAATCAGTTTCTTCAACCTCCCAAGGTTCACCATCAACATATGTAACACCACCAGAGTCTGGTTTCTGTGTTATAAAATTACAATGAACTGTATTGGTTCCTTCAAACCAAGGTGGATCTGTGTGGGGATGTATGGTTCCTCCTTTAAAACTTATCTCTGTAATTATACCATCTTTTCCTACAGGAGAAAGCCCAAAGTCTCTGAACCCAAATGTATTTACAATACGATTCTGTATATCATAACAAAGTTTTGGATACTCAAAATCAGGAGACGATGCTACCACAAATTGTTTATGATCCATATTAGAAGGATCAATAATAGGATTATTATAATTGACTATTGGGTTAGCAAACCTAGTAGTCAATTTTGTATTCTTAAGACCTTTAGAATCCATCCTAGGGTCCATAAACCAATCCCTATGATAATTACTCTCAGTCCATTGAGTTAATTCTTTTGCTTCCTCTGGTGTAAGGAAGTCTTTATATGCTCTTACCTTATCCATTAAGAACTACCATAAGGTATATTTAAACTCTCACCTTTATGTATTTTAACAAGACACTGATCTATAAACTGAGCATGAAGAATAGATTTAACATGTTTATCTTTTTCATTGCAAGCAAAATCTCTTAGTAATATATCAGCATCCCAAGGTGGACATTTTCTAGTTTGTTTAGATAGAATCTCATCCTTATCTAACATCTGACATAAGAACATTGACCAATTATCTCCAGCAAACATATAGTTACCATTGGAAGGTAACCTAACTGGATTATTCAATACCTCATTCTCATAATATAATAACTTATCAGATGGTTTAAAGGTATCTTGAACATACTTCCAAAACTTACCTGTCTTCCTTTTATTATATGCATAATGCATGTTAACAAAATCAATACAACTCTCATAGAATGAAGTCATTTGATGATTATATCCTTCTACTATTAACTCATCATAAAAACTACCACGACATGACTCTACAAACTCCATTGCACCAGAAGATATTAATGCAATACCAGTGCTCTCTATTGGTTCAATAAATCCAGCAGACAATCCAATAGTTACAACATTATCAACCCAAAAATTCTTATGATAATATGGAGTCCAATCTAATACTCTTAACTCATCTGGAGTTACTCTACCATTCCAATACTCAGAGAAGGATTGCTTTACCTCATCAACATCACTAACAGATTTATTAAAAACTAATCCAGATCCTATCCTCTCTTGAGTTGGTGTCTTCCATATCCAACCATGTTCTACAGCAGCACATGTTGTATA